ACACCATTCGGTGAGCCTAAGACATTATCAGATATCGTCTTCCCTTCATGGTTGAAGAAGACATCTGCTGCATTCCTAGGTAACGATGCTGCTACACAGCGTGGCGTTAAGGACTGGGCATCATACCTAGCATCTACTGGTAAGTACGGAGATAATCCACTTGCTAACGATGCTAGCCGCATCCAGTTGTTTAACGATGCTGAGGGCCTATCTAAGTGGGTAAACGTGTTCTCTGGTCTATTCCAGAGCATCTCACCTGCTACACCTATCAATGAGATTCTTGTAAAGATCAAGAGTCCTGATAACAAGTTGAACTTCATGACTATGACAATGGTCTATGAGCACTGGGATAAGTTAGTTAAGAAGTATCCTGGAGACTACGGTTCTGCTGTAGCAGAGTTCGCAGACAAGTTTGGTGCTGCAAACCTACTCGTAGCAGTCAGTGGTAGCACATCAGCAGTTCGTGGTACAGAGGATGCATGGACATTCTTGAACAATAACCCAGATGCTGTTGATAAGTACGCTGTTTCAAACGGCGATGTAATCCCTTACTTCTTCCCAGGTGGAGAGTACTCACTCAAGTACTACAACTGGCAGAAGCGTACAGGTGCTCGTCGTGTTCTATCTACTAATGAGATAGCAGAAGAAGCAGAGGGCATGGTCTACTCAATGCTCAAGGACCAGATCGTAGAGAAGCAGATTGCTGGACGCTACACCGATCAATGGTACAACGAGCAGATTGCAATCCTTAACAAGCAGTTTGGTGGCGCTAAGCCAGCAGATCGCATTGTTACTGGTGTAGGCGATGAGAAGGTTGCAACGATTGAACGTGCACTTGCAGATGGAGCATTCACTGCTTCACCAGTGTATCCACAAATCAGTGCCTTCTATCCAAAGTTCAAGCAGTTCAAAGACTTGTTGAATGAAATTAAAGTAACTAACTACGCAGAACTATCATCAAAGGGTGGCGTTCCTACCTTGATGCGCAACGAACTTGTTGCACTTGGTGAACAGTTAATGACCGAAAATCCCGAGTTCTCTGTTATGTATTACGGAGTATTTGCTGGTATCTTGAAGGAGAATGACTAATGGCTAGAACTGCAGACGAAGCACGTGCACAGGCAGCCGCAAGAGACGCGGCTCGTCCATCAGCATTTGCTCAGATGGGTACAGGCTTAGGCATTGGTCCTAACGTCTACTCTACTACAGACCCGTTCTTGTCATACCTACAGACAACTGATGCTGTACAGAAGGCTAAGTATCTGCAAGATATCAACCGCAGCCTAGGTTCCCAAAAGGGTCCAGAAGGTTTTGCTGGTACTCAACTAGAATACCTACAGACACTTATGCGTCGTGCTGGATTCTCTAAGGCTAAGTCACCTACCGCTGGTGGAATGATTGGCCCTGGAGATGCAGCAGGTCTTGATACTGTCGTAGCACTTGCTTATGCATCTAACGTAGACCCTCTAACATACCTTGAGAACTACAACGCTACACTTGCAGGTAAGACTGTAAAGCAACCTGATACTACTACTCGCTACAGCAAGCAAATCCAGACTGCTCTGCAGTTCAAGGACCTAGGCGATGCACGTCAGTACTACAGTGACTCATACTTTGCAGCCTATGGCGTTTATCCATCTGCTGATCTAGATAAGAAGTTCCAGGATTCTTGGAATGCACAGATGCAGAAGCAAGATAAGCCTACAACCACAACTACCAAGACAGAGTATGCTCCTATCTACGATAAGAAGAGCAAGCCTGTTATGGATAAGGCAACTGGTGAGCAGAAGAAGGATAAGTTCGGCAACCTAGTCTACTCAAAGATTGCCGTAGATCAGTCTGGCCAGAAGCGTTACACAACAGTAACCACTGGTTCTACTATCTCAAAGGGTGAAGGATTCACAGCAGAAGAGCAGAAGCAGTTCCTGACTACATTCCTTTCAGAGAACTATCCTGATGCTCAGTTCAACGTAGATGATGTGGGTGGTGCTGCTAAGACCATCTATGACAGCATCGTAGAACTTCACAAGGCTAACTACTCAAAGCCTCCTAAATTTGCTGAGGTATCAGGACTAATCAAGAACATGATTGGTACACCTGACGAGAAGGTTCAGACTGAACTGTACACACAGTACAGCAACGATATTCAGTCACAGGCACTCACCCGCTTCAATGCACTAGGTGCAGTTGTCAAGCCTGGTGAGAACGCTAACAAGTACATCGCTCCAGTCCTCAAGACTCTATCTGAGGGACTTGAGAAGGAAGTCACAATTGACAGTGACATCGCTAAGGAAATCTTTAACTTCAAGGGCGAAGATGGTGCATACAGATTGCCTAATGATTTTGAGTTGAACAACTATATCAAGTCACGTCCAGAGTACGGCAGAACATCAATGGCAATTAACGAATCAGTTAACCTTGCCCAGGCACTTAAGAATGCGTTAGGATAAAAATGGCCGCTAGAGATAAAGACACTGGCATAACAACACCTACGGCAAAAGTCATGGATGAATCAGTCAAGGCTACTGGCGCGAAGGTTTCTGCTGCAAAGGCTACTCCTGTAGTATCTGCACTTGAGGCTCAGGCAACTACTCTTCTCAGCAAGTTGCAATCACAGTTGCGAGAGACTTACATCTCTCAGGGTCTTAACCCAGACGGTACTAAGAAGAGCAACACTCAACTTTTGCAAGAGCGTCAAGCAGCAACTGCTGCAGCACGTGCAGCCGAAGTAGCCGCTAATCCTCTTAAGAACAAGGCAGTTAAGCCATCAGCACCTGCAGGGTTTAAGTACACCTGGATTGGTGGAACTGACACAGGTCAGTGGCAACTATACAAGGTTTCAGATGCTGTCCCTACACCTGGTGGTGGGGGAGGCGGAGGTGGTGGAAACACCACTCTAAGTACAGCAACTACAGATACTGTACAGAATACTCCAACAACTAACGTTGAGGTTCTTAAGGCTCTTCTCAAGGGACAAGGCTTCAACGCCTCACTTATTGACTCATCTGCATCATACTTGCAGAAGTTGCTCAAGGATAACATCGACTACGACAACGCAGTTGAAATCTTCTTGAATGCAAAGGACTACACTTTTAAGGATGGTAGCAAGGCTACTTCTCCATTCTACACTGAGTACGGATACCTTAACGAAGGTCTAGTTAACCCTAAGTCAGCACGTGAACTTTACAGTGCTGTTGAGGGATACAAGGGTGTTGTAGATACTTACAAGTTAAGCCCTAAGTACCTATCTAAGGAATCACTACAAGGCTATGTCAAGAACAATGTGACAGTTACAGACCTTGCAGAACGTGCTAACACAGCCAAGATTCGTGCGCTAGAAGCAGACACCTTCCAGGTGAATGCTCTTGTCAAGTTGGGCTACATCGGCTCAGCAGCAGACCTAGCAGACTTCTACCTAGACTCCAAGATTGGCAAGGAGCAACTAGAGATCAACCGTCAGACTGGTGTGTTCACAGCAGAGGCTCTCCGTCGTGAGAAGGCTGGCGTTCTAACATCAGATGCTCAGATGCAAGGCTTCAAGCAACTTACAGCAACACTTGCTGCTAAGGGTTACTCAGAGGCTCAGATTTCACAACTTGCTTCTACTGGCTTTGAGAACATCGCTCAGACACTTGACCCACTTGCTAAGTACGCAGGTATTTACCAGAAGGTCGGTGGCACCGTTGAAAGCAACGAGGCAGTCAAGAGCGGACTCCAGTCAGAACTTCTACAAGAAGAGTTCCAAGGAACTGCATCTCAACGACGCAAGATTTTATCAGAGCAGAACCTCCGTGCCTTCCAAGGTGCAGCAGGAACTACAACGTCTTCATTAAAGACATCTGGAGCATCAACACTCCTATAAGAATCCCCACCTGGACCCATCGGCCCCAGGGGGCGTACAAGACCGATAGTACAAGCCAATGCAGATACCCCGTCTGTTATTGAGGTGTGCGACAACTACTAAAAAGGGAGAAATCGCTATGAGCGAAAACCGCGACAACTACTGGGCAGACGACGAAGATGATGAAGATACTCCACAGGAGTTCTTATCAGATACGGACCTCGTTAAGAAACTGCGTAAGCAACTAAAGGCTGAGCAGCGTAAGAACAAGGAATTGGAAAATTCATATGGTGAATTAACCAAAGCCCAAAAAGAGCGGATTCTAAAGGATGTACTTGCATCCAAGGGTGTCAGCCCAAAAATTGCACAATTCATTCCAGCAGATATCGAAGCATCTGAGGATGCTATTAATGCCTGGCTTGAGAGCAACGGTGATGTCTTCGGATACACACCTGCTGCAAAGCCAAAGGTTAATAACGAGGATATCTCTTCTATGCAGAAAATGGACGCAGTTTTAACTGGTGCTGAATCACCTGCCTCTTCGGATGACCTGCAAAATCGCATTGCGAATGCAGAAACAGAAGAAGAAGTAATTTCCATTCTAAGCGGTCTGTAAGCCGCACACTCAACTAACCAGAAAGGGGATATCGCCAAATGGCTGATGTCTTTTCAACCACAACCTCAGGGTTAGGTTCCAATCTTGTAACTATGGCGTACGACAAGTTGATCGAACTCAACTTGCGTACAGTTCCACAGTTCCGTGCAATCGCGGACAAGAAGGTCGGAAACCCAACTCATGATGGTTCTTCAATCCGTTTCCAGTTCCACAACGATATTGCTGATACAACAATCGCAGGTGCAACACTTGCTGAGACTGTTGATCCAGATGCAGTAGCGTTGCCAGCAACAACAACCCTAGATGTCTCACAGGTAGAACTAGGTCGCGTTGTGCTTCCAACACGCAAGTTGTCACTAATGTCACTTGCAGACGTAGACCCATGGATTGCTAACGCAGTCGCATTCAACATGGCAACAACACTAGATAATGGTGTGGCTGCTGTTCTTGATGGTGGAACTAACGTCATCCGTGAGGCTGGCTCAGCACTATCAACAACTGCTGCTAAGACAGCAATCACAGCAACAGACACATTCAAGGGCCGCGACGTACGTTACGCTGTAACAAAGTTGCGCGCTGCAAACGTTGTAACTCGTGGCGGAATGTATGTTGCATACATCCACCCAGAGGTTTCACACGACCTACGTACAGAGACAGGTAACAACATCTGGCGTACACCACACGAGTACCAGAACGCAACAGCGTTGCTCGCTGGTGAACTTGGTGCATGGGAAGGTGTCCGTTTCATCGAGACACCTGCTATGACAAACACACAGTCAGGTTCAGGCACAGGCGGAACTCAGACTCGCGTCTACAACACTTACGTACTAGGACAGCAAGCACTTGCTGAGGCAGTATGGAAGGAACCAGGCATCGAGTTTGGTAACGTAACTGACAAGTTGAACCGCTTCCGTCCAGTCGGCTGGCACGGAATCATCAACTGGTCTGTATACCGTCAGGCTGCGTTGTACCGCATTGAGACTGCTTCATCAGTACGTCCAAACGCATAATCTAAGTAATTAGACTGGTGGGGCTAGGGGAAACTCTAGCCCTATCCGTAAAACGGCTTAGGAGGCTAAATGGCATATAGATTCACAACACCTACAGTGAGCGAAGGCCCAGCAGGTGAAGGCCCGTTATTCAGCCGCTACAGGCTCGTAAGGGGCATCACAGTGCTCAAGGTAGACGGAGAGTACTACGAAGTACGGTATCCGTCCTCAGAGGAGACCACAGAGGCAGATATTGCCTATATCGGTGGGTACTCATACGAGGTAGACGAAGCAGAAAAGGCTGACCTAGAGGCAGCAGGATATACGGTGGAGACGATATAAATGTGTAGCCATATCAGTAAGGTGCTTGAATGGGGATTCACTGAGGCACATGATTTCAAGGCAGTCAAGTATGGCTGTACCAATTGCGATGCTACTTCATCAGAACCTTTTGAAGAGGTTGAGGTAGTCGTAGATCACACCAAGTGTGGTGGTCCAGATAAGTGTTTTGGTTGCAAGGCTAGAGGTCTTCAACTAAGCACAGGGGATGCTTCCTCTCAAAAGCAGACAAGCAATAAGAAGTGGGAAGGCGAGTTGGACGCCTATCGTGCAGCACGTGCCGAGGGGATACAACCTGCTGGAACAACTATGGACAAGATTCAGGAAGCACGTCGTGCCTCTGATGCTATGGGTGCAGCGTATGACGCTAACACCATGGCAAGTACAAATCTGATTCAAAATAATACCGTCGACAAACTAAAGGAAGTAGGGCTGGTCTAATGTCAGTTAAGGGCGAGAAGTACAAGTCAATGGCAGCAAAGAAGAAGCACGAAAAGATGGAAGGCGCAAAAGAGCGCATGATGGAATACGGCATGAAGAAGAAGGCCGTTAAGAAGACTGCTAAGAAGACAGCGAAGAAGGCTGTTGCAAAGCGTGGATTGTTTGGTGCTCGCTAATGGCTAAGAAAGTTTCATACCTAGATAACCTAGCCAAGGAAATTGGCCAGACAGCAAGTGCATGGAAGAAGTCATTCAACCAGAGCGCTGATATTACTCCAGGTGCTAATGCTCGTGCTGCTAAGGCTAACAAGGCTTACGATGCACAAAAGGGACAGGTCTTTGGCGCACTGCTACAGGGTCGTCGTTATGACGATAAGACTGGCAAGCAAGTAAAAGCAAAGAAGAAGTAAGTGCCAATCCGTAAGCCAGGGAACTGCCGTTTATGCGGTAAGCCAGATAATAGGTGTAAGTGCTAATGAAGAAGACAGTGCAATCTAAAAAGATTTCAAAGGTAATGCGTGAGTTCAAGTCTGGAACGTTG